AGGACCTCCTTATCTGCACAAAGGATAGCATCATGACGTTCGAATCCACTACTGCCTTCATTGGCATCGGCAACCGCGCTTCGCTGTCGCTCCATTTTCATGGGCACAACGGCAAGATTGTCGCTCGTATCGATATCAACGAACAGGACGAGAGTCCTTTCGGAGCTATCTTTACGGAGTCGTGGGACGAGCACGTCAGTGCTTTCCTGCGGCAGTATCTCGAGTACTGGGAAGTTTCTTCTCTTGGTAACACGTACGAGCTCATGACCAAGACAGGCGTTTCGTACCCGCGAGGGTTCGATCGCTATTCTTGGCTCAGGATGGTCGTGCGGGCTATCTCGGAGAGGTGGAATGACGACGTTGGAAACAGCGTCGACTTGTTCCTAAACTCCCTTCTCGGGACCGTGGACGCTCACAATTCGTTTGAGTACGGATGTGAGCAATTTCAGGCGATTTGCAAGTTTGTCATGGACGTGTCCAGACAAAATGGCGATCAACTGAATTTCCACGTGAAGGAGGTCTGAAAAGAACTACAGGGATCCACTCTAGGACCCGGGCTAATCACCCGGCCCTCCTGACGTTGCCTCTTATTGCAACAAGGTGAGGGTTTAAAACCTTACTTTGTAGGAGGCTGGTATTGAAACCACAACGTCGAACCCCGCCATTGAAAACGGCGGTGCGGGGTTACTTCCGCAAACCGGATCCCTCACGGGATCCAGTATGGCTAGCGCAAGTTCTCCAAACGGTGGACTTCCTGCGAGAGCAGGAGAGAATCCGGAAAGAGAACGAACGAAAGCTCTACGATTTGAGGCATACCTCAAAGTTGAAATCGACTGGCCCAAAAGGCTCGCCGGGATCAACCTCCCTTAAGGGAGTCGGTCCAGTGACTGTTGAAGTCGCTGGGGTGCGTAGCCTGTCACATGCTATGCTGCAGGGGATGTTAACCCAGCAGTACCGGTCTTACAAGCCGGATTTAGGTGAGAAACGGTCGGGCTCTATGGCCGATCGCGTCGATCCTATAACTAGCATGCGCACGATTCAATCGTGGTCAACTAGCGGGTCACCACCCGTGACGACGACCACTACGACGATACAAACAGGAATCCTGCAGTATCAGCGTATACTTGATCTCGTGCACACAGTAGATGGGGACCATGTACGTCCAAATCCTCATCGTTTCCGTATACGTCGCATAAATTACGGAGGCGGTTTCACTCATGCCGGAGACGGCAGGAATGGAACTCGTATTTCCGGAACTCAAGCGATCGCATTCGGACTCAGCGCGACATTCAACGACCAAGCGACATTTGCCTATAACAAGGCAGTGTCGAAGTTGTATGAATCAATCCGCGGAGACGTTGACCTTTCCGTCGATGCATTCCAAGCACGACAGGCAGGCGTGATGGTTAACCAGCGCTTCAAGCAGGCACGCGAGCTTTTCTTACGAAAAGCGCCGTTTGCTCTTGTTGAGATGGTCAAAATCGTTCAACGCATGAAGAGGTCAAACCCCCGTGATTGGGGGTCTCTATGGCTCGAATGGACCTATGGATGGAAACCCCTCGCGGGGTCCATCTATGGTGCAGCTGACCAAATGGTAAAGGTCGCCACTTCTGGGAGTGTTCGGAGCTTACCCGTTAGAGCGAGTGCCAATGAGTATGGTGACAATCGGTCGACAAAATCGACCGACGGTAACAATGTAACTACGACGACGACTGTCAACAGTCGTTATCAAAGCCGCATTGTCGCCCACTATGCCATGTTAAACTCTCGCCTTAACGCTGTTGCAGGCCTAACTAGCCTCAATCCCATATCCATAGCATGGGAACTTGTTCCGTATTCTTTCGTCGCCGACTGGTTTGTCGACGTCGGGAGTTACTTACGTAACATGGAGTCAAGTCTTCTGTACGGGAGTGAATTCACCGGTGGCTATACAATCGCTCGCCAAAAGCAGCGTGTTGTACAAGTCGCAGGTGGAGGTAACTCTTCGTTCAGTGCCATGGGTTCTGGAGACTCAGAGACTTTAGGCTTCCAGCGAGCTGCTCTAAGCAGTTCGCCTATGCCGCGCGCCCCAACCTTTAATCCTAAGTTGGGCACGTCACGACTCATATCTGCCGCCTCCTTATTAAGCCAGCAGTTGCACAGCTTAAAGAGGAAGTAACGAGATAAGGATGACCTGGTTATTCACCATGCTTCGGCTAAACGATATGTCAGCTATAGACACGCGAAAGCGGTCTGGTCTTAGCAGCCAGATATCTTCCAAACCGTGAGGACCACTTCTGTGGTTATCATCACAAAGTAAGGGTATACCCAATGGCCGCCGTCGCCAATATCGTTCTGAACGACGCACAGGGAAGTCCTGTGGCTCACACTTTCATCCCGTTGGGGCCAGACGCCAATGGCGTGTGGTGGTTCGAGGATCAAACCGGTACTGCTTCGATTGCGTACAACCGCATTTCGTTGCAGCTGGTTCGGCCCGCGCCCGCCGCTGCCGGACAAACGTCTGACAAACGTGTCAACCGCATCAAAATCGGGATTCACACCCCGAAAGTGGAAGCACTCGGTGTCGCGGATTCGGGGTACACCCCGAGTCCGACCATCGCTTACACGCCCCGGTGCAACATCGAGTTCATCATGTCGGAACGAGCGCTACTTCAGGATCGGAAGGACCTGCGCAAATACGCAGACTTCCTACTTGCAGATGCGCAAGTGATCGCCATGGTCGAATCGCTCCAAAACGTGTTCTGATCTTCTGGAACACATAAGGAGCATTCTCGATGGTCAAGCAAAAGAGGTTTCCCTCTATGCGCGAGATCTATTTCGCGCTTTGCAAGAAGGTTGACACCCCAGTGTCTCTTGGTGCTTGGTTAAGGTTCGAGCATGACCAGCTCGCCCTTGCCAAGATGGAAATCAATCCAAGAGATTATCAGGACGCAGACCGTTTCGCAGCCGATTACCTTGTCGTCAGCTTCCTTTCTAAATGGAAGGGACTGAAGACGGGACTCGACTTAGACGCGGAAGCGCTTCAGAAATTCAAAACTTCTGAAGATCAATGCCTTGAAACGAACAAGCGGATACGAAAAGCTCGCTGTGAACTCATACCTGAGTTCACCGCCTCTGTCATATCGACAGCAAGGCGTAAAATCAGCCAGCTAATCGGACCGTTAAGTCTTTTCAAGCTTGAACCCTGGTGGGGATGGGGACCGGGTGCGACCTATGAGATCCCTCGTAGGCGTGCCTTTGTCGACACGAAGATGTCAGAACTACCCATTGCAGTAACATCTCGAGCTGAGGAGTTATTTACCTCAGTTCTTGACGGCGACCTTCATTGGAAGTCGGCTATTGGCCGGTTGGAGACGACGAGAGTCGAAACCTGCCGGATTCAAGCTGTTCCTAAAAATGCGAAAACTCATCGCATTATTGCGGTCGAACCGCGGGCTAACTCCTTCCTTCAAAAGGGGATAGGAGGTTTCCTGCGAAGTAAACTGAAACGAGTTGGTATTAACCTTGATGATCAAGGTGCCAATCAGGAAGGCGCGTCACGCGCTTACACCGAAGGCCTAGCTACGATCGATCTGAAAGCAGCTAGTGATACCGTGGCGAAGGAGGTCGTTTACGAACTCCTTCCTCTGGACTGGGCAATGCTTCTGGATGATCTGCGGACTCATAAGGCAGAGATGCCTGACGGATCCGTGGTAACCTTTCAGAAGTTTTCATCCATGGGAAACGGGTTTACATTTGAACTCGAATCCCTGATCTTCTGGGCTTTGGTTAGCTCAGTAGTGGATATGCTCTGTCCGGATGGCACAGTTCTGGTCTACGGGGACGATATCATCTGTCCTGCCAGCGTGGCAGCAAAGGTGATTGAGTGCTTAAGCTTTATGGGATTCACCGTCAACGAGGATAAAACCTTTACTGACGGCTGCTTCTTCGAAAGCTGCGGCAAACATTTCTTCCAAGGGAAGGAAGTTACCCCTATCTATCAGAAAGAGACCATCGAGTCCGAAGTTGAACTACTTCGGCTCGGAAACCGCCTGATACGCTACGCGTATAGACAAAGCGACGGGGTCCGCCTTAACGGGTGGACTCAGTCAGCATGGCTATATTGCATGCGCCAGGCATCCTGGTCGCGCTTCTACCAAATCCCTTTGGGGACTAGTGGAGACGACGGTTGGGTAGTTCCAGCGAACTGGTTCTTTGCTCGACGCCAAGACCTCAATCTTGGTATTTCCTGCAAAGTGATGGTCTTCCGCTCAAAGCGCCTCCCGGCAGCTGAGAGTGTGTTGCTAGCCTGGTCTTATCGGAAAATGGCGGGTGCCGATCTATCATCCCACAAGGATGAAACGATCAATGACATTCCGCTACGTTCCGGTGAACCTCAGATGCGGGTCGGTCACAGTCCGATGTCCAGCCGGGAAACCGGATGGCAAGAGGCTGAGATCGCGCCCGATTCCACATCTGACACGCCAACTGCAGGCGTGCGCTGGGTAATGCCCAGCTGGGAGTTCTCTATAGACTTCTGAACGAAAGACTATAGTGGTGGGGGCTAGAGGCCCTGTAAAG